TCAGCGTCTTTTTGATCGTCCAAGTTGTCGCGAATTGCCTGCAGCCGGTCGCGATCAGCACGCTGCCGAGCCTTAGTCTCATCTTGGGTATTGTCACGAATTACATCAATCCTTGCGTCGTAATAATCGCGAATCGCCTCAATATCTGCATCGGCTGATGCACCAGTCGCTTCCGCTCGAGACCTGGCCGCCTCAATATCACGATCCTGTTGCCGCTGCAGTGCCTTGATCTGCGCCTCTTCACGATCGCGTAAACCTTCTTGAAATGCACTTGACTGATCGTCAAATCCATCAGTCACAGCTTGCAGTTGATCGCGATAGCGCCGATCAATCTCGCGACGCAGCTTGCTGGTCTCTTCTTCTGCGGCTGCCATGCGCTTGCGACTCTCCTGCTCGACCGCTGAGGTGAGCTGCTTTTCGTATGCCTGCGCATCTTGGCTAACAAATCCAAGGCGTTGTAGCGCGCTGATCTGTCGCTCAGTCATGCTCGCGCCACGGCTGAGAGCTTTGACCATGTTGTTGAAACTGGTCGCGGCTACCTCAGACTCGGCGCCCGTAGCAATCATCGCAGCGCCGAATGCAGCCGTCTGCTCAGCAGATAAACCCGCCGACCGGCCAGCAGTGCCGGCGCGCAACATAAACTCCGTCACCTGCTTGGCAGTGGATGCGGTGTTGTTGCTCAGGTGGTTCATCGCGTCGGCCAATTCGATCAGCTTCGGTTGTGACAGTCCGAGTGATGTGCGCAGCTTGGCCATCGCAGTGCCAGCCTCTTCTGCAGTCATGTCAAAGGCAACGCCAATCTGCCCAACGCTCACGGCAAACTCTTTGATTTCTTGGCGTGGGATGCCAGCCTGGCCTGCTGCTGCGTAAATGTCGGCAAATCCCTTGGCCGTGATGGGCATCTGCTTGGATAGGTCGAAGACTTCCTTGCGAATCTCTGCCAAACCGGCCGGGCTATCAAGACCGCTCACGACCTTGCGTACGCCTGCCATTGATTCCTCAAAATCAATAGCAGCCTTGACAGACAAGCCAATCGCAGCAGCCAGCGCTGCAGCAGATACAGCAGCAGCTTGAAACAGCTTTGACTCTGCAACCTTCTTGAATCCCTTTGCAGCTGCGTCTGCCGTCTTCTCTGCCTTAGCCAATCCTTGTTCAAGGTTGCGCAGCTCATCAAGGCCAGTGACCTTTGCCGTCACCCGCAAGACCGATTCAAGGTTCATGGCCATGACTACTTCCTCCGGCGACGGCTGGCCTGCTTAGCCTGCTGCTCTGCGGTCTCTTGAATCAATTCAAGCGCTCGGGCTTCCATGACCTGTAAATCGTCGAAGACCTGCACGCGATCCCCTACAGCATAAAGGTCGAACAGGCTGAAGACCACCGCATAATCAAACCCGATCACGCCTGATGGACCTGTGCGCCATTGCGTCTGGCAACGCAAAAACATGAGCACAGCCTCTTTGTGCTCTGGCCAGACTTCGTATGTCTTGGCTTCTGTTACCTCATCAGGCAGCTCAAAGCCATACGCTTGCGCGTCGGCTTTTGCTTCATCTTGATTTGCGCCGTCGCCTTTGTACCAGTGGTCAACGGCGCCCGTCAGTTTTTTCGCTTAGCCACGTCAAGGCTCTCGAACCATGCCTTCACGATCTGCCCAGCAACCGTAGGAATCTCAAGCATCTGCGACAACGCGCCTTCGCTAAATGGGATCTCTTTGGCGTTGTCATCCACCACGCCGGACCAGCCCATCAAAATCTCGCGAGCAGCGTCTTGATCCTCAAGCATCTCATCATCACTGGCTCGGTTGCGCTCCATAGCGCGAGCCATCTTGATGATCTCATTAATGCGGGTTTGCGGCAGGCGCCGAAACTCACCGTCGAATGTGTATTTCTCGCGGCGGCCGCCATCAACAGGGATGACCAGCGTGATCGGCCAGGTGTAGCTGACCGATTGCTTTAGGACGAATGTCATGCAGTGAGATCAGGTATAGACCAAGGAGATCTCATTGTTGCCGCCCGAGCCCGGAACCGCAACAACGGGGATCGAAAGCATGTGAATGCCGTCTTGATCCTCGTAGCTCACGTCGCCAATGTCAATGGTTGAGCTGCTGATGCTGACGATATTGCCAGCGGTCTGACCATGCTGCAGAGCAAGATTGCCCAGCGTGGTGTCGGACAGCGCTGCCGAGAAATAATCCTTCGCGAATGGTCGGGGCTTCAAGCACTACAGTGCCAGTGACGGCACGGTTGACGATCAGGACTTCCTTCGTACAGCCTACCAGCTCGCGGTAGATCACCTCATTGCCCATGTCCAGCTCAAGCGACTGCAGGCAGCCCGAGTAGCTCAGCAGCTGGAAACCAGTGGTGTTGCCGTTCTTAAAGACAACAGGGTTGGCCTGGTTGCTGTAGGTGGCAGCAGGAGCAGCCGTATCGGTCGGAGCGTTGTAGATGCCCGTCATCGTGAACTCGATGTAAGGGATTTCACCCACGGCGCCGTTGATGGTGTAGGTGCCCCTGCAGCCCGTAACCTTGTGCAGCACGCCATCAATGTTGTAGTAAATGGTCACGCTGCTAAAGCTGCTACTCACAGGCGCGTAGGTGACGCTCACACCAGCGCTGATGGTCTCGCTGAAACCGCAAGCCTTCAGCACACGACCGTAAGCCGGAGCAGTGCCAGCAGTGCCTGAGCCGGCCAGCTCAACCTGAAATGTCACTTCGACACGGGTGTTAGCCAGCAGCTGCTGTGATGCGCCGAGGTAAGGGCGAATTAGTTCGCGATCAACGGTGTCGCTCTGTAGCGGCGTGATGTTCAGATCGCGAACCAAAATGGCATCAGTACCGGCCGGAGTTGAATCCGTGCCGTAGCTGACTTCAGTTTTTGCCAGGATTAGGCGCTTGCGACTCAGGAGCGGCATTTTCAGGTCCCTCAGGGCTGGGTTGGGATGCCGGCTGTGTCCGCTCTATGAGCTTCCGCTTGCCGGTTTTGGGATCGACCAGATAGGTGCCCCCCTGGCCGTCGTATTCATCAATCATCTTAGCCATGTCAGCTCGTAGTCAAATCATCCACGCTTGTACGGTAGCGAACTAAATAGTCAAGCAAAACAACGCCCGCCGGCTGATCGGCATCCTGCATCTGAAAGTCAACGCTCACCGGCTGCACGTCGATCGCGTAGCCGCCCAGCGTTAGGTCGGCCATAATTTTGCTATGCGCATCCTCAACGATTGGATCAGCCAGCTGGTCAGGGATCGCGCCGCGCACAATGATTGCGACCCGCACCGTCAATGACCAGTCGAGCTTTGGCAGGCTGGTGTTCTGCTCGGCCGAATCGCTGATCGGCTCAACCACAATCGCTGGGCTTTCGCCGCGTGCCAGTGGTTCCACACGGCTGCGATAAATCCTGTCGCTCACACCTGTGGTGCCAGTCAAGGCTGCACGGATTGCAACAAGGATGTTTTCGCGCTTCGTGGTCATGTCTTCTGCAAGGCTATTTGCACGAACGAGCCATCGCTGATCAGCATGGTCTCTCTGACTGTGTAGGAGACGCTATCTACTGTGATCGCACTGCCACGGATCAGGCTGCCGAATTTTGACGTGCGGGCTGTGAGCGTGTAGTCAGTAGTTAAAACCATGCCATCGCTAATCACCTGGCTAGGCATGTCGAGGATGCCTTTCGCGGTAGTCGCACCAGAGGTACAGCTCACGCCGAAATCCTCTAAAAAGATGTCGAGATCCTCAGTTAGTGGCATCTGCTTTGACCTTTCGAGTTGCTTTCGGCTTCTCTGCTACTACTGCCGCTTTGACAGCACGGCCCAGCTGAATCAATGTTTCAGCGAGTGACACTGGCAATTCATAATCCATGCCTGCCTCAAGATGTTCGCCATCGGCAGCGCAGGAGGCAATGATTGAAACTTTCATAGAAAGAAAGGGGCAGTTGCCTGCCCCTCCTCCTTATCAGGTGGTGATGTCCAAGATGGCAGCGAAGCTCTTCGGATCGCGCACGGCTACGTCAAAGGAGACGATGCCGCGAACGCTGGTCAGAGCCTTGCTGAAGTCATCCTGATCCTCGCCAACAGTGATCTCAAGACCACTGCCGTAGAAGCCGACAATCGCCTGGCTGAAATCACCCATCAACAGAGCAGAACAGACACCGCTGCTGGAGCCCTTTGTCAGAGTGCTAGGCACCTGATTGCTCGAAGCAAGCGGATAGCCGTTCAGGTTCAGCGGCGTGGGGCCGCGGCCGAGAGTCGCGCCCTCAGTGTTGAACAGGAACGGACCGTCACCAGCGGTAAAACCACCGGCGCGCAGTTTCTTCAGAGCAGCAACGACTTTGTGGTTCGTCAGGTATGCCACAGTATTGGGATTAACTGCGCCATTTACCTGCATCACCGCGGTTTCAAGATCAACCACTTTTTCAAGGGTGATGTTACCGCCGTTAGTGCCCATCGCAACCGAGCCAATACCTGCAGTGTTCAAGATGCCAGTCGGTTGACCAGAAGACCCAGAGCCATTAAGGATGCCCAGATCGATGGCAAGGTTGATGCCATCAGTCAGGTCACGCCGCACCAGCTCCTCAATGCCAGGAGTGGCTTGAAGCAGGGTCTGCCGGCTGTACTTAGACAGTGCCGCCAAGTTCTTTGGCGTCATTGTCACCTGATCGAAGGTGCTCTCCGACTGAGTGATGGCGGTGGTCTGAGTGGACAAGTAGTAGGTCGAAGCCACGCCAGAACGACGGGGAATCGCCACGTTGCCGACCAAGCCAGTCATCGACCGCACGCCAAGCTGCAGCATGACAGCTTGGTTCCGCAGAAACTCGATGAACTCATCAGCCATCAGATCGGTAGCGACCAAGTTGCCGCCGGTGCTGGCACCAGAGGTCACATAGGTGGACCGCTTGTTCAGTGCAGAGAACGGAACGAAGAAGCTGCGCTCAGTTGATTTGCTGATGCCACTCTTCTCAACTTCCTTGCTCAGCTCACGAACAAGACCAGCTTCATGAGAAGACCAGTCGTTGCTCAGCAGAGCACGGATGCCGGCGGTGATGCTGTAGTTGGCGCGCTCATTGCTTGCCAGCTCAACAGGTGCAACAGTTTCAACAGGCTTGGCGCCGAGACGCTCAAGCACAACAGTGCGGGCTTCGTCGAGGCTGCGACCACCTTCAATCAACTGACGGCCGAGGTCGGCCATGTTGTGCTTGTCGGTGAGCGCAGTGATACCAGCGATACGGGCGCGCTCAGCCTCGGCGGCTTCGGCCCGCACCACGGCCAGATCATGGGTGGTGTTTTCCATTTGAGGAAGGGGATCGGGTGTTGGTGCTGCCGAAGCAGCTTTCTTGGTGGGCTTCAGTGATCGACCGATGCCCACGGTTTTGTCAGCCGGTACAGAGACCACAGAGACCTCATACGGGCTCCAGGCAGTGGCAACAAAGTCGCCATCGCCGCGCTCCTCCATTTTGTCGATGGAGTAGCCGAAGGAAACATTCCTAAGAATGCCATCCCTCACATCGCCAAGAATTTCTTGAGCGAATGCATTGCGGCTGAACCGCACGCGCGCATAGCCTCTCCGACGTTTGTCGTCGATGTATGCACGCTCCACAACACCAATGACTTTATCGGGGTTGTGGTTGAACAACAGCGGAGCACTGTCGTTCAGGCGGCTGAGATCAGCTGCCTTCGGTTCATGGCTCAGAATCTCGTTGCCGAAATACCGAGCCACCGGATACTCCGAGCTAAAAGGAAACTCGAAGGTCCGATCCTCAATGGCTTTT